CGTAGTGCAATCTTAGGAGGATTTGATGCTTATGAAAGGTATCTCTATTATGAGTCTGCAAGCTACGAATCATCTAGTTATGGTGAGTTTTGGCCTTCAACATGGCCTAAGTCAACTAGTACTAAACCTTATACAAACGTACCATCCACCTCCTCTCAGGGTGTATTATGGTTTGAGGGTGCTATTGCATCAGCTAGTGTGTACGATATTAGCAACATTAAAAGTCTTATAAAAAGCACACCTGCTCACATTGTTGAAGACGATTCTAACGATAATTACTTAACACTATTAAATGCCGTAGGTCACTATTTTGACGACGTACTTCCGTACATCCAACAAATGACTGCTCAGTATAACAAACAACAATCCCTCTCAGATGGATTAGCAAAAGACTTGCTATATGTTGTTGGACAAAATTTAGGTTTTGAATTTGAAAATGGAAGTACATTAGATGACTTATGGAGTTACGCTCTAGGTGTTGATGCAACAGGAAGTGTAAATACATCGTATCAAACAACCACTGAGGATACGATGAAAGAGATATGGAAAAGGATTGTCAACAACCTACCATATCTACTAAAAACAAAAGGAACAGAAAGAGGTTTACGAGCATTAATCAATTGCTTTGGTATTCCAGACACAATCTTACGCATTCGCGAGTACGGAGGTCATGAAGCGAGTTTTGAAACAAAAACTGATTTGACTTTTAATAGATTTTATTACGGATTAACAGTTGGATACAATGGTCAAACTTCTGGTAATCCTAATCAATCGGTAAAAGCGCCATGGCAGACGCTATCTCAGACTGGAAGATTTCCTGAGACAATCGAGTTGCGTGTTAAGATGGCACCAAATCAAACCAAAAACCAAACGATATTCGAAGTGCCAGATAAGTGGAAGGTTGGAGCGTTTGTTAGTGGTGGATACAATTACTTAGGTTTCTTTTTGAGTGGTAGTCAGGGATGGGCCACTGCTAGTGTTAGCTCATCAATCTACGACGGCAACTGGCATAGCATTGCTTTAAAAAGAGAAAATGCTACGGATACAACAACCGATAATCAAACATACAGTTTAGTTACAAAGCAAGCAAATTACCTAAAGATTGTTGTAACGGAGACGGCATCGTTAGCTATAAATGGATCAACAAGCTCATCATACAATAACAGCTTTTTAACGACTGGAAACTTATGGATCCCTGGAAGCGGATCTTATACGATTGCGCAGTCGCATTCTATGGCTGTTTTGTCAGGGAGTGTACAAGAGCTTAGATATTGGGCATCCGCTTTAACAAGAGACATACTCGACAATCACACACTAGCTCCTACAAGTTTTCAAGGAAACACAGACGGTATATTCACTGGAAGTACGTCAAGTTTTGCAACTTTAGCATATAGATTGTGCCTTGGATCAGATAGTAAAAAAACATTAGATTTATACTATCCTACAACTTCGAGTTTTGACTCACAACATCCTGACCAGAACACAATTCTTCCATCAGCTTCTTTTTATAATTTTACTAGTTCAGCTTATATAGCAGTTGTAGAGGAAAATTCACTAGAATGGCCTGATTTAGGAGCAAACAGAAGTATTAGCAACAAAGTGCGAATTGATAGTACAGTGTTGCAAGGCAATCAACTATACACAAATGCACGTGCTGAAAAACCACTAACAGACAACTACCCACCAGATAGTCCGCGTTTAGGTGTATTCTTGTCTCCATCGAATGAATTGAATCAAAACATTGCTGAGCAGTTTGGTGGTATTAGTATTGACGACTTTATTGGAGATCCAACGTACTTAGAGTTGGATAACTATCCCGCTTTAGCACAACTGCAACAAGAGTATGGCAAAAAGTTCACTCAACGCAATAAACCAAATCAATACGCTCGCATATTAGAGCTATATAACTCAGCCTTATTCCAGTTAATAAAACGATTTGTACCATATCGTGCAAATTTGCAAACAGGGTTATTAATAGAACCACTACTAATAGAGCGTAGCAAGATCAATATCAAACACCCTGTAGTTAGTGATTTATCATACACATCTTCTATTGATTTAACTAATCCATTTCCGCCATCAGGAAGAGTAGAGGATCCGACAACTAACCCGTTAGCAAACTACGTTCCAGAAGCTACTATAGGTGGTGATGAATCTGATTATCTTGTCTTAGAAGGAGATGCTCAACAGATCACACCAATAAACGATGACGCTATACAAGTATACGAGATAGAATTTGATAGTAGCGAATATGGTCCATGCATTAACATGGGCACCGATGTGATAGAGTTATCAGGATCTGCAGGTGGAGAGTTTTTTGAAGAAGTTAATGGAACAGTTGATTTGGGTGTAAATGCTGCTGGCTGGAACTCGCGGTATTTAGGATCCAAATACGTATACATGACATACGCTTCTAGTGGTAGTAATCCTAGGGTGCTATCTTATGTGACAGCTAGTCGATACGATGAGTATGAAGCTATACAACCAACAATACTAACAAATACCTATAGTACGCAAGTAGCACCTGGAGGTGCAATGTATGATCAAAATATCTACTACAGTAGATTGTTTACTGGACAGAGAGCTTTTACTGCCTCTGTAGCATTTTCAGCATCTACAGCAACCTACAGCCATCCTCTAACTAATAGGTTTGGTCTACGCTTTACTAGTTCATTCTCAGGAAGTGGAGTAGTATCAACATACGGATCAGGCGTTTATGGGTCCGGTACATATGGAGGATCTGGATTACCAGCTGCAATTACACCATTTACTGGTAGTTTCTATTGGGCTATAGATAGTGTAAATGGTTTATACTTTAAACCATACACAGCCGGTACTGGATTGTATACTGGGTCGTTTGCTTTAGATGCATTTATGTATGATGCCGCAGACAATCACACATACGATTATTTGTATCGCGTCACTATTACAACTGAACTAACAGGAAGTAGTGGCAATCCAACAATCTCACTACATTTTGGTGATTTTAACTCTAGCTTAACTCAAAGCTATGCACTATCTGGCAGACAAACAAACACCTATATTACAAAGGCTACCAATAACGAATTGTGTGTTCGTGTACAAAAGGACAGCTTCTCTAATACGGAATACATTAAAATACTCGACTTAAAAGTTGAGCCACTTAATTACCGCGCTCAAGTACAAGATTACCATTTACTATCTTCTCGTGGAATGATTAATGCACGCTACGAAGGTTGTAAATTAACTTCTACAGATTATAACGTAGATAGTCCGGATACAGTTGATAATGGTCCAGTAATTACCGTAACGTTGGTTGGAGGTTCTGTTTTAGCAGCTTCACCATCAACTCAACCGGGAACTTTCCAAATTCAATAGTTTTCCAAAATATGATATATTTATAGTAAGAACCAATAATACATTTACACGTGGGATACTTAGATAATACGACCGTTACCGTTGACGCGATCTTAACAAACAAAGGACGTCAAGTTTTAGCAGCAGGCGGGCGATTAAACATTGTAAAATTTGCATTAGCTGATGATGAGGTTGACTACGATTTGTGGAACCCAGCACATACGTTAGGTACAAACTATTACGGAGCTGTAATCGAAAACATGCCAGTATTAGAAGCTTTGCCAGATGAAACACAAATGCTGCGCTACAAGTTAATTACTTTACCAAAAGATGTTATTGGTATTCCAGTGATTAGCATTACACCAACTACAGTTAGCTTCACTTCTTTAACACAAGAGATTACAATCACTCCAAGCACACTAAACCTTCAAGGAGGAAACTCTTCAATGGGTTATACGGCAGTATTGAGTGACGACACTGTGGCATCTTTAGAGGTTGCTACAGATGGTGTTATAACTAAGCCACAAACGAATATAACAGCAAATCAACAGTCAATACCAGGAGTTGCAACAGTAGCTGATACCAGTGCAACTAGCTTTATGGATGATGAAATTACCGGTGTATCGACAACTGGTAAAACAATTACTCGTACAGGATCTAAGTTTGTATTAAAAGCTAAACCACAAGCAAATACAAATCAGATTGTAAAAGCACTTTTAACCATCATCGGTAACGAAACGGGAGGATTTAAAACTGTCGTTGTAACAGTAAACCCATCTGGATTCTTAACACAAGACATTGCAACCGGACTTGCAGGATAAACTAGATAATTAATTAACAATGGCAGAAATTTATAAAAATTTTACAGACGACGATATTGTACCGGGAGAGATTCAAGTAGTATCACAACCCGTATGGTCGGAAAACATGAACCCATACTCACAATCCTTTGGTGGAGCAGTAGGGATTGGATTCTTTACACAATCTGCACAAGTATCTCAGTCAGGTGAGTATTACGTAAACGTGTACCACCGCAATCCACAAACCGATGCAAACGGAGCAGTTCAATTTGCAATTGCCTATGGACACAGACTGGGTAGTGGATCTTATGGAGACCAAAACACAGTTGGCCAAAACCAAAACGATACACCAACAAGAGCAATTTACTCTCAATATAAAAACCAACTACTTCCTCCAACAGACACAGCTTTCACTTTTGGAAGCGATACTCCGGATGACATCATGGTAATTAATGTTGCAAGAGCAAGATTTCGTCAAAAAATTGATCCAGGAAATTGGGAATTGAGATTAGCATCAGGTTCACTCGCAACTGGTATAACTACTTACAGCTCATTTATCGATAATAGTGGTGAAGAAGAAACTCCAACTTTAAACGAAGCGGGTAGAGTAATTGGTATTTACAGCGGATCTGGAGCAGTGACTGCATCCAACACAGTGTATGGTTTATTTTACCCTGATCACGGTGTATTGGTTTTCAATGCAAAACGCTTAAAAGATGAGTTAGGAATGCCATTTAACTCTTCATCTGCTGCTACATTGTCAGCAGCTGGTCTTCAACCAAAAAATTCTGTAACAGCTTCATTATATGTTTCTGCTTCCAGCTATTTTGCAGCAAGAAGTCAAGAACAAGTAACCTCAACACACTACTTTGTGCGTGTTACTAATAAGCATTTTAACTTTTCAAACAATCCAACATTTGTAACTGGTAGTACTGGTACATTCAGACATGCTAGCATGCTTCGAAATCCTAGCGTTTATGTTACAACCATTGGTATGTACGACAACAACAATCGCTTATTAGCAGTAGCAAAATTGAGTAAGCCGCTATTGAAAAGCTTTAACCGAGAAGCATTGATTAAGGTTAAGTTAGATTACTAAACCGAGCAATATAAACTAAGTGGAACCCGTGGACGCATGCGACTGCGGGTTTCTTTTTTAAAGCCTATTTATATCAAATGGCAGGAGTTTTTAAAAACCTAGACGCATCCGATATTAGATTAACACCATTTCAAACACACAAGAAGTGGACTGATATAGTGTGTTACAACAACTACTACTCAACAGTGGTAGCACATCCAGTAGCCGTTGGTGGTTTACTAAACATTGACGATAGAACGTTTGCATCAGATATTAGCAGTAGCCGTATTTTACGATTAGATTCCTCAGATCAGTATACAGTGCTATCGTCTTATACTATTCCTAATTTATCTGGAAGTGTATTTGGTAACGATGGCTCTCAAGCGTATATTGCATCGTATGCTAATGACGGCAGCTTTGCCACAGTAACAATGCTGTCATCAAACCTCACACTATCAGTTGGAGGTGATTATACTAGCTCTGTTGTAACCACACCGTATGACATATCATATAGCGTATCCAGTTCTACAGAATCGTTCATATATGTGGCAGGTGAGGGAGGACTCAGCGCCAAGAAATTTAACGTAACAACTGGAGTATTCTCCGGTACAGAACACACACTAACCAATTTATCAAACCCAACACTTACATCCTCTTTTTATGCAATAAACGCTGAGGGTAAGGGGTTTAATGATAGGATAATTGCCGTATCTGTTACTGGATCAAACACGTATGCTGTAACTTTATCAGGTAGTTTTAGCTCAAACACACTTATTGCAGCAGGATCTAGCTCGATTGGATCAACTCCTAGCATTTTACCAAAAACACTACTTTATAGTAAGTCTCAGGATTTGTATTTCTTATTAATGCGTGATGGTGAATTGTATAGGATACAATCAAACGCATCAGCATCTTTATTAGCTACAGATGTTGCCGATATTTTACAGAATCGTGCAAATCACATATCTGGATCAACTGCTTATCAGGATAGTCAAATACACATTGTATACAACTCAGGGCAGATTGGACTAAATTGCATAGCAGACACACTGCCAGGATCAGTAGAGAAGCTGGTGGATGCTAGACAGTGGGTAGCACGGAAGCCTTTAGTAAAAGCAACAATTCAATTCAATAATCCGTCAGGTTCTATTGGAGTCTTTGCAGGTACAACTTCTAGCCTTGATGAGTCTGTTTTTTTTACAGTCAATCCATTCACATACGAAATTTCAGATCCCATTCATATGGGAGCAACAAAAGGAGATTTGCGGATAAGTGGACACAACCTAACAAACTTTCTAGGGTTTAGCTCCTCTTATAATAATCGATTTGTTGAGTTTGATTTAAACAGAAATACATTTCAACAATATAAAGCAAACTACAATCCCCAACCGTCACATCCAAGCTATGACCCGCTTAACACACTATTTGATCAAGACAACCCAACCTTTCAGTATTACGAGCCAATTACAGCAAATAATAAATTTCAACGAGTTGTACATCAATCAGTAGACCATCTGTTTTATAAACACTTTTACGATAACACAAAAGCGACTTTTGGAAGTGGTAACATTAACACACAAAATCGATTTTTAGAGGATAAAGCACAAATAATTAACCTACCTCAGACAAAGTTTGGTGAAGCAGTTCAGCAAGGATCGGTACACATAAACGCAAATTACACAGTAAGTCAGAGCTATAATAACTCACTTACAATTGTCGATGATCTTTACGGAAACCTATACATATCGGGTGGTTATGTGTCTTCAATTGACGGAACAACATTGATTACTGGATCAATTAGCAGTAGCACTGTAGGTGAGTGGCCCACTCTAGAGTTGTATAAGTATAATACAAAAGGACCAGTAAGCTTCACAAGCAGTTTTAACAAAGGAAACTGGCAAATGCAAACAAACTACTCCAATGTAGCTTTTGTCGAAGAAACTGGCTCCACTATACCAGTACCACAATCAACAGACTTACTTGGTGTTGTTCCTTATTTTACATGCTCACTAAGCTCTAGTATAATAATTCAACCTGGTCCCGTACAAGAGTATAAACAGAATTATAATTTTGAAAATGGAGAGTTTACTATCACCATGATGATGAAAGCTACATCAACTCCACCACACGCTTCAGGATCTGTAATTATTGCAAAACAAGGAACAGAAGAGGATACCGCTATTGATATTAACGGTAATCCATACACATACGCAGCAGATAGTCGATCACCCTATCGTGTATTACTAAACACTAGTAATGAAATCGTATTCCAGAGAGATAACTTACTCGAATTAGCTCAAGTGTCTAGTAGCATTACTTTAGATAAACTACATCACATTGCTGCAATGAAAACTGGCTCTGAGATGAGACTATACATTGATGGTGCTTTGGTAGGATCAACAAGTGATGTGCAGATTGCAAAAGGCTGCTCTAATAGAGGACCTATCACTATCGGAAATCTATTTACACTTGACCGTGGTTTTGACGGGATCATCGATAATGTGAAAATATACAACAAAGCACTAACATCAGCTGATATTCAGTTATCATACCATACGTTGGGTGTAAACGACACTGTAGTGGGTAGCGTGTTTTACAATCAAGGAATGATGGTTTTAAGCTCTATTCCAGCCAGATATATGGATATTGAAGAAGTTACTGCTCGAGGTACTCATACAATTTGGGAAAAAGAAATTACATGCACTATTGGAGCGGGTGAGTTTAATCGCAGTAACAATCCTAGCTTACAAGTATACAATCCAGCATCTAATCAATTTGAATTTAGACCATTTACTACTGGCTCATTTAAACCGTATGTTACAACGGTAGGCTTATACGATGACTTAGGCAGAATGGTAGCTGTCGCTAAATTATCGACACCATTACAATTACCCAACAACGTAGACACAACAATTGTGGTTAAGTTTGACACCTAATGCGAGACGACGAGTACGAGGTTTGGTTTCCAGATCAATCATTTTAATATGGCAAAAAGAAAAGTTACAACAAAAAGGCAAACCGCTTTAAAGCACGGCTTTAGGAGCGGGCTTGAGGAGGATTTAGATAATACACTCAAATCACAAGGAATTGATGGACAGTACGAGCAACATAAGATTGCTTACGTAAAGCCAGCTACCCAACACATATACACACCCGACTTTCGATTACCTAACGGAATCTTTATTGAAACTAAAGGTCGATTTGTATTAGAAGATCGCAAAAAACACCTGCTAATTAAACAACAAAGTCCAGAACTCGATATTCGCTTTGTGTTTCAAAATGCTAAAAATAAACTACGAAAAGGATCAAAAACAACCTACGCTGACTGGTGTAGTAAAAATGGGTTCCAGTACTGCGAAGGAACAATTCCACCGGAATGGTTGGCTGAATAGGTTTATTTTCGTATAGTTACTTTGATGACTAGTATACAAACAGAGACTGTACTGAGCATATTGCATTCGCACTTAGGCAAATCCACTCCACATAAAAACGGAGAACGCAGCTTTTCATGCCCATTTTGCAACCACTACAAGAAAAAGTTACAAGTAAACGTAGTCAGCCAAAAATGGCACTGCTGGGTGTGTAATGCTAAAGGACAGGCAATTGGATCGCTTCTTAGAAAGAGTAACGCACCAAGTCACGTCTTTCCTAAAATCAAAGAAATCTACGGAAACGCAGGTCCAATTACAACCAACACCACAACAACAGTTTTAGCTAACCTACCAGAAGCTTACAAGCCACTGTATGTAAAAAGCAACTCACCCGACTATCGCAATGCACTGCATTACGCCGTAAAGGTTAGAGGACTTACAGCCATTGATATACTCAAATATCAAGTAGGATACTGTGAGAGTGGGCCGTATGCTGGAATGCTCATTGTACCAAGCTATGATGAGGATGGTCAGCTAAACTACTATGTAGGTAGGAGCTTCTATGACACAACTGTAAAACACAAAAATCCACCAATATCTAAGGATGTGATTGGCTTTGAGAGTCATATCAACTGGAACGAGCCAATTACAATTGTAGAGGGAGCTTTCGATGCAATTGCAACTAAGCGTAATGTCATTCCCTTATTTGGAAAGAAGATACTACCTAAGCTGCGAGCGAAGATTTTACACCACAAAGTGCCTAGAATAAACCTAGCACTAGATCCAGACGCATACAAGGACTCACTAGCTGAGATCGAGTACTTTTTAAACAATGGAATGGATGTACGCTATGTAGAGTTGAATACCAAAGACCCCAACGAAACAGGGTATCCACATATGATTGATGCAATAAGTAGTGCAAATCAAATAACATTCTTTGATCTCATCCAATACAAGATAAACATATGATAAACAAGATTAAGTCAGATATACAAGTTGTTGATCACATCTTCCACATTGCAGATATACATTTACGCAACTGGAAGCGTCATAAGGAGTTTAAGGAGGTTTTTGATAAGATGTTCGCAGAACTAGATCAGTGTCCACCAAACACCATTGTCACAGTAGGAGGAGACATTGTGCATGCCAAGACAGACATGAGTCCGGAGCTGATTAGTATGGTTACTTACTTGTTCAAGGGGTTAGCCGACAGACGTCCAACCATTGTTATCACAGGAAATCACGATGCTAATCTCAACAACAATCACCGACTAGATGCCTTGACACCGATTGTAGAGAGTAATGCTCATCCAAACCTATTCTACCTACGCAACTCAGGATTGTAT